GGAGGAGGGATGTTCTCAGCTAGGGAAGGAGAGCGTGGGCCGGTCAACATCTCTGCGGTAGTCATATCCTCCGTGGGGAAGGCAGGATATTCGCCAAATATGTCAGCCATGCCAAGGCCGGGCACGAATCCGCCGGTAATGTTGGCAGTCTGCGCGGGGGTGAGGGGTGTCTCCTGCGTTATTTCCGGCGTTACGGGGTTACCGTACTCGTCGAAATACTGGCCTACCGAGCCGCCAAGGTTGTAGCCAAAGATGTCTTGCTTATCGACCTCACCGCCACCCGCTCTCAAGATGTCTGCCGAGTCTTTTTGGCTAGGGTCAAACTGTGCCTGCGGAGATCGGATTTTATTTTCAGAGCCGCCAAAAACAATATAGTGCTCCGTCTCATCATCCATTCCCTGCATACTAAATTTTTTATTAACATTCCTGTCTATGATTCCCTCATAGTTTAATTCGTCTTTGAAAAATTCAGCCGCCATAGCGCTAGGGGTTCGCCTGCCATCCATGAGATAATTTTTATTAAACGCATTCACTAGCTGTGTTGCGTTAATCTCGTCAAGACCCTCTGAACCGTCAAAAACATCTTGCAGAATATCTGATGTAAGCCTCTCATCAGCGCCGAGTCCACTCAAAAAATCTTTTAACTTTAAGTAATTTGAGTCGATATCAGTGTCGTAAAACTCATTTGCTCGATCATATACGGCATCTTCGTAGGCATCATCTGAGTCAAAAGCCTTGCGACCGCCATCGTAGCTATCAATGTCATCAATTGCGCTTTGACGATAATCACTTCCGGCGGGTATTACCGTACCGTCCCTCCCGCCGACCGTCACAAAATTTTCTGTATTGAGCTTTAGCGGATAGACCACGCCGCCAGATGCTTCTCCGATTAATTCTTTACGCGCCTGTATTTCTGCTAAATCGGGAGCCATACCCGATACTTCGGTATGATACTCGGTTGCTTGATCTATTCTGGTCTGCAGGTCAGGGCCAACGCCAGCATAATTTGTGCTCGCGTCTTGTGGGTTATTGGTTAGGTAAACTCCACGACCAAAGTCACTCATGTCAGAAGCGTTCTCAGCGTCAAATGCATAAACGTCATGGGTCGAGCCATGATAAACGTCTGTGTTGTAGCCGCCAGATTCCGCTCTGGACATTCTTGATGCGGTGTCCGTAGGCAGCTCAAGTTGAGACAACGCTCGCGCCCGACGAATCGGCATGGTTGCCGCCGCCGCAAAGGGAACCACACCCGCCAACTGCAACAGTGGATCCACTATGCTGCCCTGCCTAATATATTCCGCCATCGACGGCGATCTTGGCCCAACAAACATCTCGCCAACCGTCGTGTTCGGGTCGGCAGGTATCTCAGGGGCACCGCCGAAGATATCTATCAGGCCATACGGCGTGCCGCCGAGGATTCCCGCACCAACGGCAGCTACCTGTGCCTTGGAGGGTAGTTCTGGCTTTTCGGGGCGCATAATAGGCTGCAGGCCATCGTCAAAATAGTCTCCGACAGATCCGCCGAGGTTGTAGCCAAAGATGTCAGTGTCATCACGCCGCATTCGCTAAAAACTCCTCGCTGGTAGAGAGGATATTAAACCATTCGTCGAGGGTCATTACCACCGTGCGGTCGTTATCCCTCGGCAGGGAGGGGTTTACAAAGTAAAGGGGTGCGCAGACGCGGATCCCCTTGTTGTTAAACTTGTATATCAAGATCGGCGTCTTGTCTCCGCACGACTCGACCACCTGCTGCCACCACGCAGGTGCAAACCACCATCCAGATTTATATGCCTTGCACTCGATCGCGTGGTTAGGAAGCTCAACGTCGCACATTCCTGCTATCTGATACTGGTCGAGGTTGCGCTTGACGCGGATGGGGGAGTTCATGCCCACCAAGAAGTCATTGATCTTCGTGCAGATCGCACGCTCGAAGCTCGCGCCCTTGGATCTTGAGTCAGCCATTTACTTCTCCTTCACGGGTAGGCAAAAGAACACGATTGCATCGCATCGCGGGCAGGATAGGTTGGAAACGATAAGGGGGTTGCCGTCCTCATCCTCCTCGTCGTTATCTCCGTCCCATATCAGGGGTGTATTGCAGTTGTAGCAGTCCATAGGGGGATTATGCGCGATCTGAAAAATAAAATAAAATTTTTAGGCAAATTCATTTTGCTTAAAAAATAAGCAGACCCTAGGAATCGATGAGGATGGCGCGATTTGGGTCGGGGAAAGCGGATCGAGTTTAGGCGTTGAGTTTTTTTGGTGATTCAGTGCGCAGAACTCAGCTGTAGCTATTGCGACCGCCGCGCTCGCGCTCAGGGGGGGTACGGGGGCACCCCCAAACCGCTTTTTCAACCCGGAATACCAGCCTCAAGGGATCCTAGATGCGAATGATTCTTGTTCGCACACCCCCAAGGGACTGCTGTGGTCACAGCGATCAATGCCCGACGCATGGTAAATTTCCAGCAAATGCCAGAAAAGCCTTAAATATCAGGCACTTAGGGAAATAAAGGGGAATTCCCCCGATTTTTGGGGGTCTGAGAAAAAGAGCGCCTCTTTTTCAAGTTAGATCTGACGCGGCGCTCGATCAGGTTGGCTTGCAAGTTCTTACATATCTTTATCTTCGAGATCATCCTGCAGCCCTAGCAGCTCGCCTAGCCTCTGCTTGATGTCTGCCTTGTTCATGCCGTCGATGTTGGCATTAATGTTCAGGCTCTGGCTGCGCTGTATGTTTAAACCAGCGAGCTGATTCAGCTCCTTGATCGCGCTCACGCTCGCGTTGAAGTGGCCGCTTGCGAAACTCTCCTCGGCTATCTTCCACAGCATCGTGCCAGTCTTCTGTGGCGTGATAGCATACTTCTCCCTCAGCTCTTCCTGCGCTATCCGAATCGCTCGCGTGACCTGAGGCTGATGTCTGCCGTTCAGCATCTTACTCGCCGAGGCAGCGGGGAAGCTAAAGCCTGCCCTCCGCGCAGCCTCCGTCTGACCACAGCTACCCTCCGTGTAGTGCCAAACGAATGCAGCCTGCATCTCTGTAAGACCTAGCTCCTCGTCTACCTCGAACTGCGCTGGCGCATCACCCGCCAGCTTCGGTCGCCTGTTCTTTGGTCTACCAACCTTCTTCTTCTCTGTCATTTTAAAGCCGCCATGAGTGTGTCAAGTGTGGGGTGTGTACAGCGTTTGTAAACTATATATACGACCTATATAAACTATAAATATCTTTACTTTATACTCCTTATAAAACAAAGTCTTTTAAAGGGTATACTACCCCCCCCTACTACCATTAACCATATTTATCAATCGCTTACGTGAAAAAAAAAGAGTGTACAGGTCGGCATTTTTATTTATTACACACCTGTATAAGTTTCCGTGTCCTCTTATACTACTCTAGTGCATCAACACGGAGCACACTACCTACACCAAATGCCACCCTAATCCCAGCTCCTATCGAGCAGGCCACCCTTCCCATCACCTGCATCTGGCTTGGTATATTCTATGTCATAGACCTTCTTTCCACCCGTCCTCCTCGGCTCAAGACCGTGATCGGAGAGCGTGCGTGCAGCCTCTTTGAAGTCACTCATCCGTGGGTTTGGGATGCCAAGATCACGCAACAGCTTGGTCATCTGCACCGCATCTGTCAGCGTTGAATCAAACTTGACGTGCTCCAAGATAAGATCCTCGACACTGCTCTGCGTGCGATAAAGCTCGTTGCTCGCCTGCAGCATCTCGCGCTCATCAGGCGTTAAGAACCACGTCCTATTACCCTCCTCATACATCGTCTCGCGCACCTCCGCCCACACCTGCTGCATGGTTAGCTTGTGCCTGATGTCGATAGCCTTGACAGGCACAACCCAGAACCTTCGGTTGCCACTGGTGTCCACCAGAAACTCGCGTGCGTTAACACTAGCGAAGAATGCTGTGCGCCTCTTGTAGCTTGTAAATGCGCGGTCGTAGGGTAGCCGTAGCTCGTCAGACCTGCGCGTGATGAATGCCTTGAGCTGATCGATGTCAGCCTTCTTGAACGTGCTCTCGATCTCACCTGCCTCCACGATCCAGTGGCTCACGATCTGCTTCACCGAGTCCTTATCGGCAGGGTTAATCGTCACGCCCTCCAGCAGCCAGTCCTCGTTTGCCGGACACAGCTTCTTGAACCAAAGCGTCTTGCCCATGCCCTGAGCGCCCTGAAACACCAACATACCTTCGAGCGCAACACCCTCCGGCTCGTATGCCGCAGCCACGCAGCTCACCAGCCACTTCTTCATCAGCATCTCTTTAAGTTCTGTGTTCGGGCTAGTGACCGTATCGAGAAACATCTGCAGACGAGTCTTGCCGTCCCACGGCTTGCTCTCTATCCACTCCTTGACGGGGTTGAACTCCTTCGCCAATAGCTTGAGGCAGTCGCGCACCCTCTGGTGTGGCATCCCCATCGTTATGCAGCGATCTTCGATCTCGATAAGCGCCGACTCGTCCTGCATATCCTGTATGAAATCCGAGTTAGGCACCGCAATTTCCATGCGCTTCTTGATGGTGTTGTACCGCGCATCGATCTGGTTAACCGTTAACACGCCGCGTATATTTTCTTTACTGGCAATATATTTCCCGCTGCTGTTGCGCTGAAAGTCATAGCTCACAGGCACGTTGATCTCCTGCAGCGTGGGCATGACCTCCCCCTCTATCGCATCGCCTATCAGCTCCTGCTTGTGGTCGTTATAGTCGCCCTTGCTCTGCGGCATCAGAACATCTGCCTGAGAGCCTGCGTCCCTGATCACCTGCGCGGCCTTGATCGCCTCCCGCTCGCCCGTCATGCTGTCGTCGCAGTCTGCGATGATAACGTGCTTGGCCCTCGGAAAGAATTTAACAATCGACTCAGCGACCGGCGATAGGTTGAACGCATCAAAGGCCACCACCACGGGTTGATTAACATCCTCGAAATAGGATGCGGCGGTGGCGTACCCCTCCGCATAGTTTATCGTCGTCGCCGAGTCTAGCTGATCCACACCGAGGATATAAAAGCTGCCCTTCTTCTTGGAACCAGTGAGGAACTTCTTACCGCCGTCCTCGTCGATAAACTGCAGGCCAACGATGCTTAGATCCTCGTCCCACATGGGTAGCATGAGCTGATTACCATCGCCAACCTTTAGCCCGTGGTTCTCCACCCCCTTCTTCTTCAGGTAGGGATGGATCTCGATGTCCTTTCCCTTGATCCACATATTCTGCGCCCGTTTCGCAGCCCTGTTGTTCTTCTCCTGCCTGTCGATAGCTGCCTGCTCTTTGAGTGCGCGTATCTCCTCCCTCTGCTCATCTGTGATGGCCCTATTACCCTTGTTCTGTGGACGCCACACCGCCGTAGGCTTTTTATGGTCGAGCCGATAGTCACCTGCGTGACCGTAAGGTAAACTCTGATCGAGCCAGAGCTGATACCACCCCACCAGCTTGCGCTTGCCATCCACGTCCATAAAGGCGCGGCCCACACTGCCATCTACGATCAAACCCTTGTTGGGATCAACCTCAAGACCACTGGTAGCCAGAAAGCTCTCAAAATCGTCGCGCAGGTTGCCTGAGAGGGGCGTTGATGCGTCTTTTTGGTTCGGTCTTTTTATTTTGAGGCTCATTGATGTTGACTCCATGTGTGTGGTGTTGCACAATATCATACAAATTTGCAAACAGACAAGAGGATATGTACATGGGACTAACAATTTCTTCCAGCGGCACGGGCGATCGAGAGACGCTACCTGTCGGGCAATACTCAGCAGTGTGCTACAAGATCGTTGACGTGGGCACACGGATGGAAACCTTTCAGCAGGACGACCCTAAAAAAAGAACGTCGGTCTGCATCTATTGGGAGGTTTTACACCCCAAGATGGCAGATGGTCGGCCTTTTAGTATTATGAAACAATACACCTCGTCGCTCAATGAAAACGCTACGCTGCACAAGGATCTGAAGTCATGGCGCGGCAAGAGCTTCACCGAAGAAGAATTAAAAGGCTTTGAGATACAGAATATTTTATCTGTGTCGGCTCAGCTTGAGGTTGCGCACACCGAGGGCGGTAACGCCAAGGTTGTGTCAGTGTTTAAACCAGACGGTGGTGCGAAAAAAACACCAACCGTTAACGCTGCGCAGGTGTTTGACCTAGAGGTGTACTGCCGTGAGTTTAACGGCAAGAGCGATGCCAAGAGCAAGGAGATGTGTGACGTGTTCGCCGATCTGCCATCCTTTATGCAGGAGATGGTGAATGAATCTTTTGAGATGAAGGCGGCAGAGAGCAGCATGGCATCACCGAGTGGCGTTGACGGTTTAGCCGCAATCGCAAAGAAGACGGCTGCGGATAAAAAATCTTCTGAGCCTGTCGTCGAGTTTGATGACGACATTCCGTTCTAGCCGTGCTCAAGATTGAGATTGATCAATCACTTACGTGCTCGCTAGAGTTTACGGAGGCTAATATTAAGAGTGCATCTATCGGCGAGTTGGCAGATGCACTTGAGCTTTTGCACTATCTAGCGCGTGACCTGAAGCATCAAGACATGGCGTGGAAGATCCTTGAGGTATCCGACACGCTCAAGGAGAGACTGAGAAATGCCTGACATGATCAACAGTCCTGAGCACTATGCCGCAGGCGGTATCGAAACCATCGACAGCATCAAGTCGTCGATGGCTACCGCCGAGATGTTTAACGGCTATCTGCAGGGCAACATCATCAAGTATGCCAGCAGGTGCTTTAGGAAGAACGAAGACCCGACCGAGGATCTAAAGAAGATGATCTGGTACGCCAATCGACTAATCAAAGAGGTTGAGGAGAATGCTTGATCGCGGGGATGTGGATGAGAACCTGCGGGACTGCCCGTGGATCCAGCCAGACGCTGTGATGTGCGATCAGCACGACGTGGAGATGTCTGCGGAGGAGGATGAGGAGGGCTTTACTATTTACCTTTGTCGAATTTGTGAGTCGCTGACGTTTCGCCCTTTTCATAAGCGCAGGAGATAAAGTACGTCTTAACCCCACTTTTAGATAGAGGAATGTGCTATGGATTTTAAGGTAGGAATCTACGAAGATCTTGACTACCCCACCTATGACTCGATACCGGCGTGGCGATCCCACGACCTGACCAGCATCTCTCGGTGCCCGTATTCTTGGAAGAACAAGGTGTTTAACAACTCTCCTGCCCTTCTGGAGGGAAGGGTTCAGCATTCAGTATTCTTAGAGCTGGATAAGTTCGACGAGGAATACGCCATCGAGCCTGCGGTCGATAAGAGAACCAAGGTCGGAAAGGCTGAGTATGAAGACTGGAAGACAACCGTGGGCGACCGCACGCCAGTCAAGCAAGACCTCGTTGATGTATGCATGGAGCGCCGTGAGGTTCTTGCCGAGCACATACCCAAGCCAGAGCATCGGTGTGAGCTAACACTTTGTTGGGAGTGGCACGGCTATCCCTGCAAGGGTAAGCTCGACTGGCACACCGGCACCGACATCTGGGATCTCAAGACCTGCCGCGATGCCTCGCCCCGTGGCTTTAAGTCTGCGGTGAATAACTTTCTGTATTTCCAACAGGCGGCGTATTATCTGACGGGGTGCCGCGCCGTAGGTTTACCAACCGAGAAATTTTATTTTCTTGCAGTCGAGAAGATGCACCCCTACCCCTTTGGCGTATTTACCCTGAGCGAGGAGGCGATCGAGTACGGCAACGCCAAGAATGAGCAGGCGTTGGCGCTCGGACTAAAGTGCAGGGAGACTGGCATCTATCGACCGTACAATATGTCCGAAACCATCGAGTTCGATGTCAATGATCTTTACTGAGGAGGAGGCGATCAAGGAGCGGCAGTGGGCAGATGAAAAGAAGTACCACGCCGCCCGTTTTGCTTGGAAGAACCAACATCGTTACATTCCTAGCGGTAAGCTGAACTGGCGGCAGTGGTGGGAGAAAATGTTCAGTGATAATTTGATGGATTATGCGATGAAGAAGAAGAAGGACGGTTGATGATTAGTCCAACCAACCGTCATAATATCTGACCTCCATACCCTCAGCTTTCAGATAATCGAGAGCTGACATCACGCTCGCTTCTGCAGATAAATTTCCCTGTCCTGTGTGGCATCGAACAACGGTCTTTAGCTCCGCCGTGCGTTTGTTGCGACCGCAGAACCAAACCTGAATGCCCTTGCCGCCTGTGCAACTGCCCTCATCTTTGGAGCCTTGTGCGACCCACTCATCGTACCAGAGCTTCTCTGAGAACTTGAGTATCGACGTAAGTTTGTCGATGTCAGCAGGTTGATACGCTTCAACAGTGTCTTCGTTTCGAGTGTAAAACTTCGGTGCTGTTTTCATTTTTTTCTCCTGTGCCCCCGAGGGGGAGTTGTGATTTAGTAGTCAGTCTGGCTATCTTCCGCTTCAAGTTTCATTTCTTTCAACACTTCCACAGCGTCTCGTCTGCATTCTGAGCGATCATTATTTTCATAAAAATTACTGTCTATTAAAACTCCTGCGTGTCGGTGAGTGGCGGTCATACCGCCCACGCTGTCCTGATGAATTTTAATGTCTGATGTTTTCCAAATGTTCATTTCCATATCTGTCTCCTATGCCCCCGAAGGGGCTTTTGTGAGTGGCTTATTTAGCTACCAAGTACATGAGAAAGTTTGCTGAAATACGCAAGTCGGTTTGTATTAGGATTTGGCTCTCTGGCAAGGTCTTTTTTATCCTCGTCACTTAAATGTGTGACGTGGAACCAATCTATCGGAAAACATAAGTTATCTACACAAACTTCCTCACCCCCGCCCAGAACGGCTCCTTGTACCCTTGGCTTTGGAAATGTTTCAGCTAACAAATCTAAAGCTGCCGAAAGATTTGACGTTAGGTTGCATAATTCAATCTCGGCTGCTGTTGGGAATCTTTTCAGTGTAATTAATGCCATGTCTGTATTCCTTTTTTCTGGTTAGTTTCTCTGCTTTCTGATACTTATTATACAGATGCCGTGTCGTTGTGCAACAGTTTATATGCAAATATGTGCAAAAAAGTGTAATTATTTTTAGGAAGGAATAAAGCCCCGCTTCGCCCTACGGTGGGGCCAAGCCGACATCATAGGTAAAGAAAACAAAAAACCTTGGACTTCGCAAATTTTAGCGGCAGGAATTACACCGCGTTATTTAAAGACGCATCTGCGCAGCGTCTACCAGACCTTTGTTTTTTTGCCGCCAAAATATTCTACTGCGTGCCCCTCTTTGATCAAAATCTTACATATATCTTCATCGTCGGCGGTAAAGGGTATCGCCAAGATCCTGCCGTATTTGCCCCTGCCGAGCGACTCAATCTTAAACTTGTGCGCACACAACTCCGTAAGCCTCGCCGCCGCAGCCTTGCCTAACTTCTTCTCTGAAAGGTTTCGGGTGCGACACTCTGGAGTATCGATGCCGTGCAACCTGAGCCTCTGCTTGTGCAGGCAAATATCGAAACCAAGCGATATTGTTACGTCGATAGTATCTCCGTCCACCACCCGCTCTAGGGTGCATTTGTAAACATAGGGCTTCAAGAGTTAACGTGCTCAATGGTTCCAGTGCTCGTAATCTGAATGTCGCCGTCGTGTGTGCTATGCGAGGCGTATGCGAGCTTCAGCGCAGCAAGCACTGCGTTGCACTCTTTACTAAATGCCGAGTCTTCGGCGTGATAGTTTGTCAGACGAACCGTCGCCAAGATCTCTCTTTTTGGCTCACCGATCGCATCCCTACTCACACGAATTGTTACCTGCTCCATCTTTATCTCCTATATCGAGTTTACTATATCAACTGCACGGTTTTTGTCCACCAACCAGAACACCAACAGGTAGCGATCCCCCTCGGTAACCGCCAGCCCTCTGTGCAGGTTTGACAGACTCGGAAAGATTAGCGCATGACCGCTCGGCAATGGCTTGAGCACACCCTTGTTGTAGAACTCAGTGCCTCCCCCCTCATACTTACCAGTGTTGAGGGGTATTACTATGCTGATGTCAGATGAATCGTCGTGATGCCAAGCGCCCTTCTGCTTGCCCTTCGGCGAGTAGTTGGCGATCTGCACCGAGGCAATCTCAAAGTTATCGCGGCAGTACAGGCTCATCAGTATCGGATTAATGGCAGTCTTCACCAAGAACCACATCGACCTGTACAGCTCGGGCACCTGCGTCTTGAGCACAATCTCAGGTATCTGCCTCAGCTCATCCTCTTCGGGGTTTGGCTCAAAATCTACAGAGTTCTTCATCAGGTCAATCTCTTCGCACAGCATCGAGCAAAACTGCCGACGAAAGAGGGGTACTCGGTAGATGTCTGGGAACACTTTCTTGCACATTTTGTAGACCGGAGTCTGCGGCAATGTTTCCTTACCGTCCTTGACCTTATACCGCATTATCATGGGCACAGTCTCGTCTACAGCCTTGAGCAGCGGCTGGTTCACGTACCAACTCGACTGCATTGAGAGTAAATAGTTTTGTATTTTATGCATTTGCCAATCTTATATATATATGCAACAATGTGCAAATATTATTGGAGATGGACTATGGAGATAAAGAAAAAAGTACAGCGGAAGAGCCTCGCTGTGGACGAGGACACCTACAACCTGCTGAATGAGATCTGTGGTATTGAGCGGCGAACAAAGAATGCCGAACTAAAAATATTAATCGAGGCCGAGCATGACAGAATCTTTGCTAGACAAAATTACCGGCCTCGCGTCAATGTTTGAGGATGATAAGCCAGAGAAGAAGCTGGCGCAGACTTATCGACCCGTGCTCGAAGCTGGCGAAGTTATTGACCTGTTCTCGCGGCTAACCATGCACCAGCAGGCGGCTCTCATGCGGCTGATGAGCAGGAACCTCGTCATCAAGATCGAGGACGAGGCGCACATGGGCTATGAGTTTGACTACGAAGTCGATGGCGCGATGATATCTGTTGCCATGTCGGACGCAGATTAAATCAACCCTGCGATACCTGCGCCTGCAGGCTGTAGCCGCATCGCCAACTCTCGATCCTTTGGGTTGGGCAGTAGCGTGGGTGACATTGCAGGATTAATGCTCATCGCTGGCAGCGGCTGCATCTCTCCCATTGTAGGCACCTCAAAGCTATTTATAGACGACTCTAGCCTCTGCCTATCAACCGCATCAGCCTCCGCTTTCTCGGCCTCTGTAGCCTCTTGAGCGCGTTTCAATACATCTATGCCCTCATCGCTTCGACGAATGCCGCCATCCTTGCTAACCTCGTCGGCTTCAAACGCCAAGCTATCAAGAACCTCTGGGGTTCCCCTTGCTACAGCTTGGGTGGCAAAGTATAAGAGGGGCTTGACCGCCTTCATCTCTTTAGCAAGCTGAGCCGCAAGCTCAGGGTCAATCATCGCCTGAATAAGTCTGTCCTCATAGACTTCCCGCTGAAAGTTTAGGGTCGCCTTTGATACGTCATCAAATCCTCGAACCAATAACCTCTGAGGTATTTCAATTATTGATCGAAGGGCACTGGTGGCGTACTTAGACGCTCCGCCGCTTTGTTTTTCGAGCAGGCTTTGGATAGCTCCAAACGGTTGCGTAGGTGAGCCGCCCTGCGTGGCAATGTAACTGGTCGCCTGCATTAACTCAACAACGTCCTTAAAAACCTGAAACTCCTCCGGCCCAAGAATCTCTTCAAAAACTTTTGCTCTTTTTCCTCTTGCCCTGACTGTTGCCCTGATTTCGTTTGTATTACCTCGAAGCGCTTTACCCCTCAAGCCAATCTTAGACAAGAATTTATTGGGCACTCCCAAAACAGTTGTACTGTCGGCAACAGCCTCATCAAGCTGCGTGCGAAGCCAGTAACCCTTAAAATTTTGCCAGACTTGAGGGTCTTCAGTGCTAATCATTCTTCTTAACAATTTAGCGTCTCTTACGGTGGAGGTGCCATTAAACAATCTTTTAGCTAACCCTGCCGCTCTTTCTCCACCAAGTTTAGCAACATTTGCAAAATTATGAACTGCCGAATTATTAAGAATTTCAAGATGCCCCTTGCTAGGGTCATAAATTTCATTTGCCCTCTTGAATTCTGGGTTGGCTTCTTTTAATTTTTTAGATATTTGCGACCTTAATGCAGAAATCTCGTACTTTAATACACCGCGTCCTTCTTTAATAACAGTTTCTATGGTGTCTTTAAAACTATTTGTCAGGGATAAGTGTAACAACTCTGTGCTGTCCCTCAACTCATAATCAACGACCTTACCAGCCTCGTCTTTAATTGGCCTAGTTTTATCCAAAAGACCGTCGTAAATTGATTTGTAAGCCGCTCTCGATGGCCCACTAAAGTTTGGGTCATCAAGTTTTGATTTAATTTGTGATGCGACATCTGAAACGTCAATAGTTACGTCAAGCTCATAGGCGTTTTTATATACTGGCGCAGCTCTTTGCATCCTTCTATCTGCAAGTGTTTTTAATGACTCAGCCGCTGCTTTAGCAACATCTACTTCTGGCTCTAAACCCATCCTGCCAGATAGTCTGGGGTAGGTGGATGCAGATCTACCTTGGCTTCCTTTAGGATACTTTCCCTGAATTATTCCATCAAAAAACTCTTCAGCAACTTCTTCAATTTGAAGCGCACGATTCTGATAAAAGTCCCATATCTTCTGAGATCCGCCCTGCATCTGCAGATATCTCTGAAGCATACCTGCATTGCTCGTTATTTCTTGAGCCTCACCGCGAGTGAGGGTTACGTCATATTTGCTCTTAGCAAATGCAATTTTTTCGTCAACGGTATTTCCGCCCTCTCGCATGATTGATTCAAGAACACTACGACCGTCACCATCTGGAAACTTTCCACTAACCGACTTGTAAATATTTCCAAGCCCCTTTGCACCACCAACGCCAATTGGAATAGCACCAAATGCAGTGCTATATGCCAAGTCTTCTTTCATCTGGGCAACATTAAGTGGTGGCCCGTCAAATGCGGCGGATATGCCCATCCTAGATGCACCGGCAATTGTTGCTCCACCCGCTGATCCACCCGCTCCACCGACCATAGCGCCGGGTATTCCTCCAAAGAAAGCCCCTAAACCCATAGCAACAGTCGCCGGAACCGCCTCGGTTAAGAACTGAGCGGTTGGCCCAACCATCCCGTAAGTGTTCATTAGCGTGCCAAAAAAATTATCATCAAACTCTTTTGTAGCCTTGCCGGTGTAGGGATCGACGTAACTAATGTCGTTGTTTTCGTCGAGAAAATAATAGTTCGACGGGTCTTGGCCTCTTTCTAGTATCTCTGGAAAACGATTGCCTGCCAACCAAGATATTTGATAGCCCTGATCATTTGACAACCCTGCCAAGAGCGCATCTTTGACGCCAGACTTTTCGTCTTCACGCGAAAGTTCTTCTTCGGTCGGGGCAACCAAAGCGGCTATTCTTTCTTCCATTGCTTGAGCGTGGCGAGCTGCAAATTTAGGGTTTGCCAGAGCAGACTCCTCAGTTACATAGTCTTGCACAACATATTCCAAGCCGTCTATTGTTATTGTTTTAGTTTCACTCATTCAAAGTCCCCCGTTGCATCTACTACGGTATCAGTAGATTTGGGAGAGTTCTGATCTATCTTTATTTCTTTTCTCAAAGCCTTAGCAACTTCTGGCTCTTTTGCAGCAAAATTTCTTAGCTCCTGCGTTTCTTCAGGAGTAAACAGGGGGTTATTTTTATGCCATCTTTGCTCCCAACCTTTGGCAATGCTGTATTTTTTTGCGTCATTATCTGCGCCATCCAGAAGCCCATTAGCAACGGCATCGTTAAACTCTTCAGATACCTTCATCTTCATATTTGCAATTCTTTGCAGATAAGTGGCCTGTAGAATAGCGCCTTCGTAGCTAGAGGCAAGGGATGGTGACGCGGCAATAAATAAATTCATCTCCATCTCAGTAATTGCGCCCTTGGTCTGACCAACAAGGCCCATAGCAATCCTTGTTCCAAGCGTATTTATCAACTCTTGGTCTTTAATGTTCTTGCCTAATGTAATGCCAAGCTCTGATAAAAATTTTCTTGCGCCTAATGTGTTACTCGCCAGTAATCCAAAATTATCTTTTCCCAGTTCATTTAATTTACTAAGAAAACTGTTTGTTAGGTCATTTTGGTTTCTTGCGTTGTCGTAATCTTTATGAATTCTTTCAAAAAGAGCAGCAAGGTTCTTTCCTTGCCCTTTATCAAATTCTGAT